TCTTTTTCGAATGCAGGTTCTCCTTCATTTAATATATATGTTGGATCCCATAGATTTGAATCGCCTCTTCTTAATTGAATCCGAGTCAACGGAGTTGACATTTATATATTACCAGCATCATACTTTAATCCATCGATATATACAGAGTTATACTGTCCACCGTCTACCGAGTATAGCAACACTGAACTTTGCGAGCCACCATCCAAGGCAGGAAAAAGATATAATACGTTATCTATTACACCACCATTGTATTCATATGTAAATGTAACTGTATCTGCAGAGCCATTATTCAAATCTTGATAGAAAGTATTTGTTTCAGCAGTTCCATTGTTAATATCGGTGTTATCAATAGGTGGTTGCACTGGCTCAACTGGTTTCGGTATAAAGTAGTTAATTCCGTTCGTAAAATAATAATCCAATGCTCCCTGATATGAAGTTCCTGTGGGAGCAGTTGTTTGTTTCTGAGATGCTCTACGTCTTGTATTTTGTGTGAAAATTGACGCGTCACTGTATACTCCAGTTCTAGATTGTTCGCGATTTGATTTGCCTACAGATAATGGTGTTAATCCTTCTGGAAGTACCGATAATATCTTGTTATTACCTTTATAAGTAATAAACGCGTATGTTGGATACATGAGTAGACAAATGAGCATGCAAAGCCATAAATATCCCATTATCATTACATTTAGCTTATTCTAGCAATTGAAATACCGCCTATGAATAATCCTACATTTTGTGTAAGTGATGTACTTGTAGATAAAAATGGGAAGGGTCCAAATCGCAAATAATATGATGAAACATTGTTAACTGGAGTTGCTGTAAATGTAAATGTTACCTTTGTCCAACTACCAACTAATGCCGTACCGTCTCCCCAGTTTGGTGTGGTTTTGCTTAAAAAGACAGATGAGTTTGTAGTTGTCCCGGGAGAGACAGATGTTCCGCAAAAGTTTAGCGTCTGACTAGCGACAGGCGTCAGACTTCCGACTCCAGTTGAACTTAAACTCCATCCGGTTCGAATACTCGTTACATTTTCAATCGATACAGGCAACACTAGTGTGGTTGTAGCAGATGTTGATGGGATACGCCCTGGTCTTCCTGCGACATAATATGTTAGCATGTAGTTTTTGCTGGAGACTAAGTTTTGTATATTCATAGCAAACATTGTTCCATAAGATGAGATACCCAAAAAATTTTGCGCAGTGGACGCTCCGAGAACTGTTCGAAGAGAAGAACCGGTTGGTCGATAGCTGTTTGCGCTGGCGTTATTGTCATTTGAAATAAAACAAAACTGGGACCCACCACTACCTCCGGCTGGATATGCTGTATAACTAGCATACGATCTGAAGTGTATAACATCGCTACCTAATCCAAATCCGGAATATCCATTCATAGTATTTTCAAGATACAAGTTACTTCCGCTTAATAATCCATTTAAGACTGGAGTTTGGTTATTTACCCACGTGGTACTAGTACCCGAACTATTTCTAGAAGTGCCGTAGACAGTACTTGTAACAAACCCAACTAATGCTAAACAGTTGATTGCCCCATTAACAGCCGTAAGATTAAAGTCTGTTGTATCATTGGTAGTCTGTGTAGTTCCATATGTAATTAACTGATTATCTGCGTTATAATAAGAATTTGAATTATACACAATACTATCGAATGATTGTAATATAGCCGCTGGAGTGTAACTATTAACTGTGTATCTAGTTCCAGGACCTGTGAATAATATACCAGAGTAATTCGGAGGAGTTAAAGATGTGCCGATATTATAGCCAATTGAATATAAATTAAACGTGAGACTGCTATCAGGAGCAATCGGTGGAGTTTGCGAACTCAAAAATGATGATAAGTCAAAATACAAAGATTCTTTATTTCGGAAGATATAAGATATCCTATCGGAACTTGAACCGCTTGTAGCAACTGGAAATGTTTTATAGCATCCTTGTACTAGATATGTTTTTGCTGTATCTCCAGATAGCGGTGCTATATTACCAAATGTAGTCACAACATCTGGAACTATTCTGCCTGCCGTACCCGTATATGTTCCTGTAGCAGAACTGGTAATTGTAACTGTGGTTGAAGTTAAATCTGTTATAGTTGCGGATGTAACATTATATGAACCGGCATTTGTAGCTGTTATCTTACCACCCTTATACAAGCCGTTCGTAGCGCTTATTGTATATGTAACAGATCCCGATGATGATGCGATACCTGTTATTGTTATTTCCGCGTTAGGAGGAATTTTGTAATTGAATATTATTGGGATGTATGGAAGATAAAATGTATTATTTGAATATGCTCCACCATTTGTATTCGACATATACTCGGTAAGCAAAATATAATATGTTGTATTCGAATCCCTATTCGTTAAATGAAGTGCATAAGCAACTGCATTATTTTTTGCATTCCATGAATTCGCAGCACTATACCACGTTAACAAACCAGTAGACGTGTTGTAAGATTGAATGACTGGTGCTTCCAGCGATGTAGACTCAATTGCTGTTAGGTCTGGATCGCTTATAGACGTGATACCGATCGCATCTAGATACGCACTGAAGAACCGTCTACCGAGAATACGCTCACTTCTCGCCGAATAATGCACTAAATCATACGCATCTATATTTGCGTCTCCTACTCCTTGAACGTATAAGAGTGAGTTACAGCCTAATGAACTTACGCTTCTTGATTTGTATAATTGTCCTGACGCATTCTGTTGAAATGTATCAATTACATTATTAACCGATAAATTGGTAATGCGAGAGGCTGGATCCGTCCATCTAGAGGATAACGCTGAGCATTCATTTGCATGATATATATTTCCTATTACAAACACAGCATTTTGAGCACAGTCCGTTCGAAAATCAGACATCGCAGTATAAAACTGAGTACTGTAGTTTATGTTTGATTGATCAGATTCTCCTTGTAGCCAATACATAGCAACAACTTGATTATCCGGAGACAATCCTAGTAAGTAGTTAGTTCTGTCTTTCATTCGGGCGTACAAATTTGTTGAACTTGAGCTAGTCCAAGCGCCGGCTGCGAATCCTGTGCCTCCTATCGCACATGTTAATACAACGACTTGCCTTCCAGGTTTCACGATATATTTAGCATAAAAGTTAACAAAGTCATAACAGCCACTCACACCTGCTAGGTTTAGTCCAATTGTTCCTTTCGTTGGATCGGTATTTGGAATATTGATCGGATCTTGTGAGAACGGTGGGGCATAAAATAATCGAGTGGGCCATGATGTGTCGGCCCAAGACCGTCCATAACGATATACGGTTGCACTTATTGTTCCAGATAGACTGCCCGTGATATCAAACACAGTAGTTGAATACTGTGCTGTGCTGAGTGTAATTGTTGATCCAGATACAGACTGAATCCAGTAATCTGTATCAAGTGTTACATTTCCCAACAACGATGTACCATCTGATCGTTTGAACGTAATAGAACGACCAACGTCTAATCCAGAAGAACCACTTAATGTTATCGTATTACTTGTTGTATTTATCGTGCTAACAGTATATGTTCCTACAATCTGTGCTGGAGGTTGATAACATAACACATTATTTCCGTTCTTATCCACTATAGGAAGTGTCTTTTCAGATGTTGAATATGCGCCGTTTTCAACACTCGTATAAGGCTGATTATCGTCGCTAGCATCTCTGCCCACAGTGTTCGATTGACCTGCTACAACAATAATATCATAACCCGAAGACGGCATAATATTTGCTATTTGGTATCTGCTGGAATCATACGTATGTATATAAAAGTCCGCCGTATAAGATACCGTACTCACATTGCTACCGTTTAACGAAATACCAGATACTGTAATCGTGCCGTTAGATGAATCGATTATAGCCTTGCAGTTTTGACTTATGTTTAAGGTAGACGTAGTGTTCGTCCATATATTATCTCCAACTTTTTGGAATTCAATATTTACAAATCTATCTACAGTTCTCCAAGAGTTTATCCGCGTGTCTCTTAAATAGAATATGAATGTTCCAGAAACTACTGTCTCGGTTGTAGACAAATAGTCAAATACCAAGTCAGTTGTTACTGCTACATTTGTTCTGCTGAATGATACATGCTTCATAGGAGACGAGTAACTATTTACCGTATTTGTTCCAATGTTTATATCTGGATCATTTTCTATCTTTCCGAGACTGATCGTTTTTGAAGCATTTGTTACATCTACTCGCTGATTGCTTGCATATACTAAACTTGAGCTTCCAACCGGTGCAGATCCACTCATGTATAATATCCCTGTTGAAGGTGATGTAATCGTTAGAGCGGGTCCTGTTGGTCCTGATGGTCCTCCGGGTCCCGTTGGCCCCGCGGGTCCTCCGGGTCCTGTGATTCCAGAAGGCCCTGTAGGTCCGGTCTCGCCGTTAGTTGTTACATAAGGTAAGTCATTCCAATGAAGGACCCCGTTTCCAATCTTCATTTTAGGTTTTTCGGTTACAGGTCCGTATGGATCCGGCATTTCAACACCGACTTCTCCCAGCGCTAATTTAGGATTGTTCGCAGAGTTTGTCCAGTTTGAAGCATAATCTCTTCTTAAGCGAATACGGCTAAATCCGGACGCCATTATTATGAAAAACGAATTAATAAGAGTTCAGAATCTGAACAGGTATGAACATATTCTATCTCCACGCAAATCCAAAGGTAGCTGCTGAATTTCATTGCGACAAACATGTAGTCAAAATGATTATCGAGTCCGCCCAAATGTTATATTGTGCGCACTGGATACTAAACCCCGGGTTGCTCCCTGAAACAGCATACAAGAAGGCCCATGTGAACCATCCTTGTACGATTTGGACCCGCGAGAGCTACGAAAACTACATGTGGCTCTGTTCTCTTGCTTGGTGGCTCTGCAAGGAATATCAGTTTCGATATGAGAACAAGATTCACAAGACACAGGCGCATATCGAGTGGTTGCTCGCTAATCCACCTGCCTCTATCCCACACTTAGGCATTACAAAATTCCGCCTTGCTATGCCCGATGAATTCAAATCAGATAACGCAATTGAATCGTATCGGACGTTCTATCGCGAATCCAAGATGAAACAGCGGGGCATTGTTGCTTATACACGCCGTCCGTTCCCTGAATTCCTTTACACAAACCCGACAATAGTAACACAATAATGACCATCTTTACCGCAGAAGACGAACAGCGGATTCTAACAACACATTATCGTCGCAAATCTGAAGATAAAAAGCTCTTCTTTGAGTATTTTTCGGATATAGCAGTCGATGAAATCACAAAGATCATTCACAGCCGCAAAGAAGAGCTGCTCAGCAATATCGAACAACATGCACGCAGATATTCTTCTCGAAATGTCCGCCAATTTCCTATTCTAACATTCAGATCATTTAGTCAAACTTCTATGCGAGGCAAAGCAAAACGCCGCTATCTACAAGAACTTCATTCTAATGTTGTTCCAGGCAGTTACTTCAAAAGCCTTGCGGGTATTCATATCGTTGATTTAAGTGTTATTTATCGTCACTCTGACTTTCGTGGTCGTGTGAACGATGCTCTTGGTTCCAACATGTTCAATATTTCACTTGTATCAACCCCGATCGTTGAATACGAACATGTTCGCGAATACGAAAACACACTTTGGCTAAATGTGCGTATTTAATTACATATACATCATACGCCAAGTTTCATCCTGTTTCTTTTTGTTATTGTCTTTTAATAGTGTTTGTACCATTTGAGGTGTAAGTTTTAGCGGAAAACTGATATCCATATAGAATGGATAGTCTTTCATGCTTTCATGTTTGGATACTCTCAACATATTCAAACGTGTGACCGCAGTTTCTACCGCACGAATAAGATTGCGAACTCCGCCTTCTCCATTAGAATATTCATCGATGATGAATTTCATAGCATCTTCCTCGAATATGATATCAGACGTTGTAAAAGCCAAACGCTTCAAAATGTCTGGCCATACATAATTATTTAAAATTTGTAGTTTATCCTTCTCATCATAACCGCCGCAATTAATTACATTCATACGATCACGTAGAATTGGATGGACCTTTTCAATATCATTGAACGAGAATACAAATAAACACTGAGACATATCAAAATCTATTCCTGCGAAATATCGATCATGGAACTCTGTGTTTTGAGACCGGTCGGTTAAGTGAATCAACATACTGATAATCTCCTCGCCGTGTGGAGTTGATGAAACCTTATCAAGTTCATCAAAATACAACACAGGATTCATAACACCTGCTTGCATGATCCCTTCTACTATACGACCACACATAGAACCCTCATACGTATACGAGTGTCCTACGAAGTTCGCTATATCGGATGCTCCGCCAAGCGTATAAAACAGAAAAGGACGCTGTAGCACCGAAGCTATACCGTTGCGTGCAAAACTGGTCTTGCCGACTCCCATTGGACCTTGTAGAGCAATAACATTACCAACAGAACCTGGATTCACAATCCACTGGGATATGATTTGCATAATTTGGGTTTTGGCTTCCTTCATTCCATAAATATGCTGATCCATTTGTGAACGCGCATTTACCATAAAGTTTGTACACTTTGAAACTCCGTCTGTTAGTTTCACAGGGAGTGGGACTGTCTTACCAAATGGAATACGCAGAAATCCATCTACCCACGTTTTTAGCTTGTAGGCACTACCAGGCTCTGGAAGTATTTCTTTTCATTACGACTTAGTTCCATGGGAATACTATCTTCGCGCTTGCGTTTCTTTGTAGGAGGAGCTGATGCAGCAAATGTATTTTTCAAAAGTTGAACAAACGGGTCTTCTTCTGCCTCCGAGTCATCATCAGAAATCCCAGTCACATGAAACTCAATGCAAAGCTGTTCGTCTTCATCCGAATCTTCCAGAGTATCGTCTTCCACCCATTCGGTATCATCGCTCATCAATAATACCGGTTTCTTGCGTTCACGTAAGTTATACCGCTTCTTCTTTTCCGGAGGGGGAGGCGGATCCTCGTCGGTAATATCTTCGGATGGTTTGCGACGCCTAGCGTTATCACGAGGATTACGCTTCGGCATTTCCTTGCTTCCTCCTGGAAATATTTTTACAAAGCTTTTTCATATGAAATAATAATGGAGTCAATCGTAGAGATTGCTGAGATAGCACAGGATAAGCTAGATCGAGAAAATGCTACAAATATAGCAGTTCGAACAGTATTAGCGATTGTGCATGACTTTCTAACAACCAACAAGGTTATGTGCTATGGCGGGACTGCGATTAACAATATGCTTCCCAAAGATGAACGATTCTATGACCCCGAGCGTGATGTCCCGGACTATGACTTCTTCTCGCTGACTCCCCAACTTCATGCGATGGAACTCGCAGATAAGATCGCAGCGGCCGGATACAAACTTGTAGAAGTGAAGCCTGGTATGCATTTGGGAACGTTCAAGGTATATGCGGATTATACCGGCGTTGCCGATATAACATATTTGGAACACGAAATTTTTGAACGTTTGTGGGAGGATTCTATTGAAAAAGAAGGTATCCGGTATGTTCCCCCAAACTTCCTGCGTATGTCCGTATATTTAGAACTCTCTCGTCCTCGCGGAGACGTATCTCGTTGGAAGAAGGTTTATTCTCGTATCCTGCTACTGAACAAACATTATCCGATTCTGTGTCCTGCAAAATATGAAGAAACAACGGAACAGTTGGTAACAGATTCTACACGCAAAAAGATTGAACGCGCGATCGTGGATAAAAATGCTATCTTGCTTGGGTTCAACGCTTCCACACTGCAACAAAAAGGTTCAGGCAAGTGGAAGTTACCTCTGGATTTACTTGTTACTCCAGAGAAACGCGAAGATACGGCTCGTGTATTTCACCAACTACTTTCTGATGAGGGTAAGACCAGTCTCCGTAAGTCGGACGGTTTCGGTGAAATTCTTCCTCATTTCACGGATGTAATGGACTCTCATGGAAAAGTGTTAGTTCGTATTTATGAAACCAACGCTTGCCACAGTTATCACACGACAGCAGCTGGACTCCGTATCGCAAGTATCCCGACTCTGCTTCAATTCTTCCTGGCTACCATTTATGGCGATAACGACGTTCGAGAAAGTATCCCAGAACAACGTTATTTGTGTGCGGCTGAAAATTTGATTCAAATGGCGAACGATGATTTGCCGCGTCGCTACAAGTTACTCACTCCGATTGAATGTTTGGGTAAACAGGATTCAATTGTCGATATTCGTGTCCGTAAGGCGAACACATACGAGAGCGCGTCTAAGAATAAAAGTTCAAAGGAATTTCT